GACGACCCGCTCCGCGTCTTCGCGACAGACGACACATATCGAAGTTTCTCGTCGGACGACCCGCTCCGCGTCTTCGCGACCGACGATCTTGCAGGAGGCATGCACATGGCACACCGTTTCCCCTCGATTGAGGTCGAGGAAAAAGTCCCGCTCACGTTCCGCTTCGGTGCCGAACTGGCGGACCAAGGCGCGACACTGGCCAGTATTTCATCCGTGGCGGTTGCCGTGCGCAATGGCGTGGCGGACGCGACGCCGAGCTCCCTCGTGACCGCGTCCAACATTTCCGGCACAAACGTGGTCGTTGCGGCAGATGGTCGGACGCCAGGCGCCGATTTCGAGTTGCGGGTGACGTGCGCGACGAGCAACCCCTACCTGGTGCTGACGCGGGTTGGTTATGTCAGCGTGAACGGGTAACCCGCGGCCTGAAGAACAACGACTTGCGTAGGGGTAAGCAAGTATGATATAAGGCATTTCATGATAGCCAAACCCGATTCCGCCGCACTGCACGCGCTTGACCGCTTCCAGGCTTCGCCTGAGTGGCAGTCGTTCATCCGCCGCCAGTTGCAGGTGGAGCTGGAGGCTACACGCGACCTGCTCACGTCCGCTACGGATGATCGTACGATCGCCAGGGCCCAGGGCAAGGCGCGCTTCATCACCGATTTCATCGCCCAGGTGGATAACGCCGGGGCGCACCTCGAGCGCATGCGCTCGCAACCCCAGCAAAACCGCCAAGCCTGAGCGCCGCGGAAAGCTATAGGAGACTCGTATGACGAACGCACTTCCGAAACAGGTCCAACGCCAACTCGCCGAAGTCGAGGAGATGGAACGCCAGATGACCGCCAATCCAGAGGGGGAACCCCCCACGGAAGCTGTTGCCCGCGAACCGGAAGGTGTTGCAAATGCAACGGAGGACGTACCGTCGCAGGTTACACCAACGGCCACAGCTGCAGAACCGGCCCCCCCGGCGAAGCCCGACAACGAAGAGACCTTCGAGCGTCGGTACAAGACCCTGCAGGGGATGTTCAACGCCGAGGTTGGGAAGCTGCAACAGCAGGTGAAGGAGCTTGTCGCTCAGAACACCGCGCTGAATCAGCATCTCGCCGAAGCGAAGGCTCCGACCAAGCAGCCCAAACCCAAGGATGACCTGGTTACTGACAAGGATCGTGAGGAGTTTGGCACGGATCTTCTGGACGTTTCTCGTCGCGTTGCAGAAAGCGTCATGCGCGAGCATGTGACGGCACTGCAGGAGCAACTGGCTCAACGCGATCAGAAAGTCGCTCAACTGGAAGCGCAGCTAGGGCGCACGGGCGGCGAAGTCGCCTCGATGTCCTTCGAGCAGCAGCTTGAACGCCGCGTTCCCGGTTTCACCCAGATCAACGCTTCCCCCGAATGGATCGAATGGCTGCAAGGCGTCGTTCCTGACACGGGGGAGCCGCGTATTGCTTACGCGCAAGCAGCGTTTGATGCGGGTGATGTCGAGCGCGTGGCGCGTTACGTTGAGGCGTTCAAGTCCTCGAGTGCGCCGCAGAAGGCAGTCGAACCCCCGAACGCGTCCCGTCAGGACGAACTTAACCGACAGGTGACGCCGACTCGTTCGAGCGCCCCAGTGCAGATCAACCAGCCGCGGGTTTACACGCGAGCAGAATGGGACCGTCAGTGGGACCGTGCTGTGCTGCTGGCTCGCCAGGGCAAATCGGATGAATCAGCGGTGCTTGAATCCGAGCTGACCGCTGCGGCGACCCAGAACCGGGTCCGTTGACCCCGTGGAAGCCGCGCTACTAATGGAGAAACATCATGGCTAGTACTACTGCTGCGCCGTTCGTCACCAACCCGACGTACTCGGCCGCGTTTAACCCGATGCTGTGGTCGCGCAAGATGACCACCAAGTTCTACGTCGATAACCAGATGACCGAGGTTTTTAACTCGGACTACGAAGGTGAACTGAAGAGCCAGGGCGACTCGGTGCGTATTCGTACTGCGCCGTCGCTGTCGATCAGTGACTACGTCATCGGCAACCCGCTGAGCTACGAAGTGCCGACCCCGATCTATCAGGATTTGCTGGTCGACAAGGGTAAGTCCTTCGCGTTCCAGGTAAGCGACGTTCTTGAGGCGCAGGCCGACATCGACCTCATGAACATGTTCATGGAAGACGCGGCCAAGCAGCTGAAGATTTCCATCGCCGACGAGGCGTACAACAATATCTTCGTGGGCACGTCGCCCGCCGCCGCGACCCGCCCGTGCGCCGCCAAAAACCAAGGCTCCAACGCGGGCGTCAAGTCCGGTGCGCTCACGTTGGGTGTGGATGCTACGCCGATCGCTACCAGCACACCGTCGAATCTGCTGACCCTGATCCTGCAGATGGGTGCCGCCCTGGATGAGCAGAACGTGCCGAATGATGGCCGCTGGCTGCTCCTGACCCCGTACGACCGTCAGATCCTGATGCAGACGGACCTCGGCAAGTCGTACCTCACCGGCGACTCGTCCAGCATCATCCGCACCGGCAAGATCGGCATGATCGACCGCTTCACGGTCTACGTGTCCAACGCGTTGCCGCGCGGCGCTTCTGGCAAAGCGTGGGTTTCGGGCCAGACCGATCCGGCGACCGGGGCTACCTACGGCGGCGCTGCAGCGCGTCGCATGGTGGTGGCCGGCACCAAGCACGCCGCCACGTTTGCCAACCAGGTGAACAAGACCGAGACCGTTCGCAACCCGAACGACTTTGGTGACCTGGTGCGGGGCCTGTCGATCTACGGCCGCAAGGTCGTCAATCCGGATGCCCTCGTCGTCGGCGTCGTCGCTTAACATGCTTACGGGGCAGCATGTATAATGCGTGCTGACCCCCTAGCGAACCCATTCAAGGAGATTCACATGGCAGGTACATCGTTTGTTCAAACCGCTGGCGTGCAGGGCTCGCTGGCGTCTCCCCTGGCGGGTGTCGGCACTACGCTGTCCGGCGCCGCGGGCATTACTGGCGGCACCGTGGTCGGTATTGCGGCTTCCGGCCAGGTGGCCTTCGTGCTGCCGACCTCCGCCGCCGCGGGCACGAAGGTAAACTTCCTGAACGTCGCCGCCACGGCGGTTTCCGCTACGGTCTTCCCGGCCACCTCGGCGGGCAAGATCAACAACGGCTCCGCCGGCGCCGCGGTTTCCGTCGCGCAGAACAAGACCGCCGCGTTCGTCAATCTTGACGGCGCAGACAACTGGCTGGCCGTGGTCTCGGCCTAATGCAGTACGGCGCCCCTCCGGGGGCGCCACTTCAAGGATTCCACATGGACCTCGATACCCTGTTTCCTGGCTGCTACAAGTTCGGCGGCTCATGCTTCCTCGCGGATGGGATGTTCGCCATCCAGGTCGCCATCCAGGGCGATGACGGTGAGTGGTCGATGACCGATGAGGGCAAGGCCCGTTCGGGGGCGCCCAAGGGCGCCAATACGACCGCCCAGCGGGCACCGCGCGCGGGCAAATCGAAGACGGTCGCCGAGCAGAAAGCGGTCGCCGAACCCGCGGCCCCGGCGGACCTACCGACGGCCGACGACGAACTCGAATTCAACGACTAAGGGCTGACCAATGGTCACATGGGCCTCCTGGTATCCGACGGTTTTACCCGAGCTGCCGGGGTGCCCCAGCATTGTGGTGGATGCGTTCCTGCGTGACGCCGCGATCGAGCTCTGCACCGACACCGGCGTGTATGTCGGCGAGCTTCCAGCGATTAACGTCGTGGCCAGCACGGCGGCCTACACCCTGGCGACCGGCGACGCCGCCGTCGAGGCTTTCATGGTGCTGCGCGCCTGGTACAAGGGCGCGGTGATACCGCCAGCGCCGCTCGACGCGCTGGACAAGACGCTCACTCGCTGGCAGGACGAACTGGCGGACGCCCCCCTGGGGTTTACCCAGACCCAGTACGACAAGATCCAGCTGGTGCCGACCCCGCTCAGCTCGTACACAGGCGCCCTGACCGTGCGCGCGGTTTTGCGCCCCACCCGAACCGCCGCGTCTATCGTCGACCACATCGGCAACCGGTTTTACACAGCGATCGCTGAGGGGGCCCTGTCGCAGTTACAAGCGATGGAGAACAAGCCCTGGTCCAACGCGTCGGGTGCGGCACGACACAAAGCCGCGTTTCTGGCGGAGAAGACCTCAGCCAACATCCTGGCGGATCGTAGCTACACCCGAGACGCCCTGCACGTCACCCAGCGACCCGCTGCATGAGGCTTTGATATGACGCCATCCGACATCATCTCCGACGCCCGTATCCTTCTCCAGGACACTGTGGCCGCCTATCGGCACGCGGACGCCGAACTGCTGAGCTACGTCAATGACGCCGTGGGTGAGGTGGCGAACCTCAATCCCGAGCTGTTCATCACGGTGGGGGACTTCGCCTGTACCACAGGTGCCGCCGAGCAGACGCTGGGCGCAGCCACGGCCTTGCGCTTCCTGGAGGTGCAATCCCTGTCGACCGGCGTGGCTGTCACGCGCATGGATGTGCCGACGATGGACGCGTTTTCGCCCAGCTGGCGGGCGGCGGCGGCCGCAGCGGCGGTGCATTGGGGCGAGGTGCCCGGCAGCAAGCTGGGCTTCCTGGTCTACCCGAAGGCGCCGGCCAGTCAGACGCTGCGGGTCAAGTACGTGCGCACCCCCAAGCAAACTTACACCATCGGCGAATCGCTGACGGATGTTCCCGACGCCTTCCAGTCTGGCATGGTCGATTACGTGGTTTCGCGCACGCTGGCGAAGGATGACATGGAGGCCAATCAGGCCACGGCGCTGGCGCTATACCAGTCGTTCGCGGCCAAGGTAAAGGGGGCGGCGTGAAGCTGACGCTGGGCACATTCACCGGCCAGATCCTGCGCCACGAACCCGAGAACCTGCCGGCCAACGCCGCGCAGGAAACGAAGAACTGCAACTTCAACGGCGGCAGTATTGTCGGGGTGAAGCAGCCGGCGCAGGTCGGCACGAGCTTTGGCGCCCCGGTGCGCGGGGGCATCATCCAGCGCGACGACTCCACCTGGACGGCCTACACCTTCGCCTATGACGTGGATGGCGTGCGCTCGCCGGTGTTGCAGGACTCACACAAGCGGTTCTACTGGACGGGCAACAATGGCGGCACCAAACAATTCCGCTTCGCCCGGCAGGCCGACAACACCACGGGCGCCGTCACGGCGGTCAGCACGTCCTACAAGGTCGGTGTGATCGCCTCGACCTACTGGGACGACACAATGGCATCGGTCGGTGTCACGTTCAAGGTGACCGGTC